CATACTCGTTCTCTTTATCAACCATGTCCTTGATCATCTGCAGAGTTTCGAAAAGCTCCATCGTTGGAGGTATCGGGTTCGCCAAGTCAGGTTTGTAGTTAAAAGTATACCACTTCACGCTGCCGTTTACGTTTCGTTCGCTGGACAACTCCACATTAAAATCGAACAGGTTTCGACCAACCGGAACTCTGTCCTGCACCGAATTCTTAAATCCACCGTAATTGGAATTGCGAAGCTGCAGCATACAGGGCGTGTTTTGATACACGACCTCTTCACCATCCGCAGTCTTGCCGCTCATTGTGACCAAGCCCCGGACCTGCCGAAATTGCATATCCCGCCAACGCTTCTTTTCCTCACGATCCATTTCTAGAATAGCTGTCCAGGCAGGTCTCCCACATTTGATTGTGCCAAGCATGTCACGGGCTTCTTCTTTTAATTCGATAACCGCTCGACTTTTATTGACCAGACCGCTGTCATCAAAGTGTATAAATTGATAATGATGAGAGAGTGGTCTGAAGGTTGCCTTCACTGCAAACGCAAGCTTCTCTGATCCTTTGAGATAAAATTTCCCTCTTGGATCAGGCTTGATTGCATTGCCCTGCATGTCATCCTCATTGCTCATAATTGAAAGCACCGGAAACCGAGCAAGAGTGCTTGTACTTTTATTCGGGCCAGCCCCTAGCGAGGCGGCTAATGCTGCGTAAGACGCTTCCATTTCGGGGGTGAGAGCGGCTTCGGCATTTATCAGATCAGTCATCCTGAATCCTTATAATAATTCTATTAGTGAGTTTATAGTATGGCATAGTTAGTAGCGTAGTGTCAATCCAACTCAACCTGATCTAGCCAGTTTTTGCCCTCAGAAATCTCTATTTCTAGCGGCAAAGTGAACGTATAATTCCAACGCTCAGTGATCTCATCAACAACCTCGGTCATAGCCCATCTTAATGCGCCTAGAACCGGTTCCCGCTCATCAGGATGGCAGTCTACTACGATTGAATCGTGCACGGTAAGCACAAGCTTAGATTGTAGGCTTAATTCCCTGAAGCGTCTTAATGCCCGGATGCAAGACAGCGGCACTACATCCGCAGTTGCAAACGATTGGACAGGATAATTTACGCACTGAGTGTGGTTGGTTATGCGCCCGTTTCCGAGCCGCTTCGCATCCTCCCAGCAGAACTGCCGACCGGACGGGGTCTGGATATGACCATCCAACAAAACGCCATCAGTGAGCTTCTTATGATATGCCTTCAAGCCACTGTAAATATTGAAGAACTCTGTGAAATATTTCTTTATATGATCCTTCTGACCTCCTCCAGTTCCGCCATAAACGGGGCCGAAAGACCATTTTTTTGACTGTGTACGTTGGTCTTTTGTAACTACAGATGGATCACATTGATAGATGATTGAAGCAGTCTGCTTATGCAAATCTTTACCGCTTTTAACATCTGCTATTATCTGCTGATCTTGGCTTAATTCCCCGCATACTACGAGTTCAAGACTGCTGTAATCAGCTTCAATTATCGTACCGTTTTGAAACCGACTGATCATAGCCTTGCGGATCGGAAAGCCTCGTTTAGGCATGTTCTGCAGATTGATATTAGATGAACTCAAACGCCCGGTAGCAGTGATGCACTGATTGAAATTAGTATGCAGAGTTCCGGTTGGTCGGGTCCAGTTCTTGATGCCATCGACGAAGGTATCCAGATATGTGGTGACCGCACTCAACCGGCTGCTTTTAGTTAGGAACTCTACAGCCACTAGATTGTTTTTGTTAGTTGCTTGAAGGATCAAGGATTGGATAGTGGTCTTGTCAGTTTTAAAGCCGTTAATGCTGGCATAAGAAGAATTCTCTGGGTTTAGCTTCAGCCCGGCTGTAACGCCTGTATTTTCGTAAATAGCCCCCGCACCATTGCATGTGGGGCAATTTGTTGGGTGAATGTAGGGGTCACCTTGTATTCGGTATTTCTTACCGTTTCGCTGACGGGTGATCTGTTTGTATTTCTGTATTGTGCCACGGCCCCCACAATCCGGGCAGCAAATGGCTACTGTCCGTTTCATAGTTTTAGTGGTGGCTCTGACCGCACTAACAAACTGGGATCTATTCATTCGAGGTGGCATCATTGGTCGGCCATTCGGCTGCATGCCGATGTTCCAAGCCAATTTATGCTTGTCCCGGTCAATCACCATACGACTATAAATAACCTTCGTGAGATCCGCACCGCTGTTGAGGTTGATTGGAGTATCGCCCATGACTTGCTCAACGATTTCATTTAGCCGTTTAAACAGGACAGCTTTCTCTGCGCTGAATTCGTCTGCAACCTGGTTCAGAACATCTTGATCTACTTGTACGCCGTTACTCTCTATATCGACCAAAAAAAACAGCATCTCATTCATCATGTCTATGACAGGAACGAGGCTTGCATGGGAAGGTTTGGAAAAGTCATCTTGCTGCGATAAATAAACCTCGGCAGTGGATCTTACATCTGCTTCAGCATATTCCAGCATGATTTCCAAAGGCATACGCTCAAAGCCGACACCAGCGTGAAACATCTCATCAACAAGGTCACTCTTCTTGCGGGTAACATCCCGGCGCTCCGCTATTACTTTTAATGATAACGGTCTGCGCTGGCCTTTGGACAACACATATTCCGCAATCATCGTATCATATACTTTTCGAGGAAGCGTGAAGCCCATAGCTTTGAGCCAATTGAAATCAAACTTAGCGTTCTGGAGGACTGCGAGGTCGCATTCTTTCAAGGCATCCTCTAGCGACTTATGGTCATCAGGGTGAGGATAATCATCGTGATAAAAAACAAGGTTAGTAACATCTTCTACACTATCCCAGCCTAGCCAGCCGAAGTGTGCTGACACGCATTTATTTTGAGGGTTGAAGGGGGAATTGTCAGTCTTTCCTGCTATCTTTTGCACGGTGGTTTCCAGGTCTAGCACAAGGATTTTCATTACAGTCTCCCGTAAAATCGGGCAGGATTGTGACGAGGCTTGTCGAATAAATACCAACAGGCATTGTCTTTGCCGGTAGTTTTATCGAACCATTTCACTCTGCCGATGCTGACGATCTTGCGTAGTCGTGGCAGGTACTGAGTTGATTGACGTGTGTGCATCCAATCAGCATCAAACAGCAGCCATGTGGGTCTGAGGTCAGATAACTGAGCGATAAGCGGATGTAATATCGCTCGGTCCCAAGGCGGGTTTGTTATGATTAAGTCAGCATTGTTCAAATGATGCTCATCAAGAAGCAGGGCATCATGGATATCAATCCCAGCACCATTCGGTTCGATGTCATAAGCACTGACGCATTGCAGCCCGATGGCAGAGACAGAGCGGATGAGCGCCCCATCACCAGCGCATGGTTCACAGAAGGTCTGAACATCTTGGATGTAAGGAATAAGCGGAGCCACGGCTTCAACCGGCGTTCGATAAAAGTCCCGTGGCTTGCGCTCGAAGTTAGAGCGTTTGCCCATTAAACGGAGTACCTCGAAATTAGTGGCTCAATCGTGCAGTTGATCATGCCGTGGAATGGGGAAAGTTTGTTTTTAGACAGGTTTAAAAACCTCCTATTGTCAGGGCTATCGCCTGTAGATGCAGCCATGCCGATGCCGATGATCAGATCTAACTCAGCTTGTTTTGAGGTTTTGCTGTCAGCCATCATGCTGGCTTCAATGCGAGTGCGCCCATCAGCTTCTATGCTGGCCTGAGTAACGCTAAGGATTGCACACTCATGCCGCTTGGCTAGCTCTCGGACAGATTGGTATAAAGCGCCCAGCTTGCGATGCAGACCATCGTAAGTTCCAGAGATTTCCAGCTTATCTATTTGATCCAATACGACTACATCCGCAGGGTTCTTGGTCAGGAATGCATCAAGCTTATCGACATCCCAACCATTGATTGTCCTGAAGCGTAGATTGGAATCAATATCTAGGAACTTCGTGTAAGCTTCTTTAGCGCCCAAGATACAATCTTCAGCAGTTGCACCGGACCAAGCTTGGACCGCTCTTAGCTTAGTGATTTTAACGTCTTCTTCGTTGCAAAGATAAAAGACCTTCGCTCCCTGATCCGCAAAGCCGCCGGGGGCTGCACAGATTGAAATAGAGAAGCATGTCTTACCGGCTTCAGTCCGGGCGAATATCGCACCAAAGTTGCCCGGACCAACGCCATACAATTCTCGCTGCAACGTGGGGATGTTAAACTTCCACTTGTTTTCATTCGAACTGAAATCCATCAATTCATCCATGTCAGCAATGCAGTCTTCCCCGAAATCATCAGGGAGATAGCTGTCAGCTACAGTCTCCAACAACCGCTTTAGCTTGGTCATAGCTGCGCTATCACCTTCAGCCATGTTTATTCCTAATGCTGCAACGTCCCGGCCAACTTCTTGCTGCCAAAGATTTTGGATGATGTCAGCCGCCACTACTTCACTGATAGCAGGAGCCGTCTTTAGATTGTCTAACAAATCCCTAAAGTCATGCACCAAAGCTGTTGTCGCAACTGGATTTTGAACCAGCCACATAGCGTAAAGATCTTCTGGATGTAGATCGGTTTCGTATTTCTTGTGACCTTCAACGATGAGATCTAATAACTGCAAATGCTCATCAGAAAAGATTGACCTTCTTATTCTCTGTTGGTGTACCTGATATGTTTCACTGCTCAGTAGCGTTGCTAGTAGATTTATTTCCACTTTATTATGCCCCTTGTTAATGATTTAGCAACGCCACCACTAACATGTCATGAGACATAAAAAAAGCCCCAGAAAAAATCTGAGGCAATTTTTATTTAAAGAGGTTCAGTTTCTAACTATTGCGGAATTTCATCTGCGTGATGTCAACCTTCTTATCGCCTCTACGTTCTTTCATATCGACCTGATGATAGATCACGTTGGGATTATCTTTGACAATCGCTGCAACAGCTTGTTCTATTTTTTCCTGCTCAAGTGCGGCTTCTTTAAAGCCTCCCTGAATGTCCAAGTCAATTATGACTACGGCTCTAGCTTTCATTTAAGTATACCCTACCTTTTTATACAGACCTATCGTCCTGTATGTTCGATGCAACTATAACAAGTTGCTCTAAGATGAAACTGTCTCTTTAAATTTGTGGGGTGGGGCCAGTTGGCGGGTCTTGCCATGAGCTTGCGCTCACATAAATCCCTCCCGCTGTACAGAAGTCGGAAATGGTGAACGGCATGCTTATTCTGCAAAGTGTCCAAGAGAAGTTATCTCCATAGCCTTGCCGTTTCTGCTCACCAACTTCTTCTTGATAGTCCAGTAATACTGGCGGAATCATTCCCTTTTGTGAATTTAGATCAGTCCACATTTAGAATCCTCCCTATTTGTGTCTCAGTCAGTTCTTTAAGATCTGCCCTAGTTAAGCGCAACTTACACTCGGCTAGGCTAGACACAACTACTATAGCCTTTTTACTAGCATCATTGTCAAGAACTAATGTAACAGCCGCATAATTTGTAAGAGTGTTTTTTATGCCCTTTGTTAAATTCGTGCCTAGCAAAGCTACCCCAACGTAATCTTTAAGACGGGAAACAGCACAGGCTGATGGAACATCCTCAACCAGTACAGCATGATTCCCTTGCCCGACATGTATACCGCCACTTAGCTGGCCGTAGTTCCACCACTTGTATTTGCTGTTGCACAGAGACCGTCCAACGGCACCTGTATGATCTTGATTGTAGAATAACACCCGCTTATCAGCAGGAGCATATCTTACCTTTATCCAGCCAGCTTCATAAGCTTCCAAAGAGTTCACTGATTTCAAATATTCAATGGCTGGAGGATAGTTTCCTGGGGAGGTAACTATAGCAGGGATATCAAACACTCGTTTAGCGGCCATCTGAGGCTTGTTGCTGGCTAAGAAGTCCTTGACTGCCGTGAGTGATCTTCTGCCCTTGTAGCTACCCTTAGCTGGGCAGGAAGCACGGTAACAATTCCAAACTAATCGCCCGTCAATCTTATCTACTGTGAACTTGTTTGGACCCCCGCAAAAGGGGCAGTTGATTGTCTTCCGCTCACCATCTTTGAGATGGATTGCTTTGACGATCTCTAATTGATCTCCCCAGGAATAGTTCATTTATCCCCGCACGGTATGCAGAGCTTTTCAAACAGTAGGCTTGGATAAACTATGTTGCTC